CCTGTCCGTGTGGCGGGGCGTGATAGTGGGGGGGGGAAGGACGCGTTAAATGACTTCCCAAAATCATTTGATTGTATCAAGGTTCATTTGATTATCCCCGCCGCCAATCGGCTTTTTACCCCTTAAAAGTTACTGATAAGTAGTTCGTTTACCTTTTTAGCCTTATTTGCTCTATTGGCATTATATCTTGTGCTGACAACCTTGATCTTAAACCCATTAAATAATGCCCGGATGTTTGTATGGTGGAAAACTTTTTATTGATCCTCCATTGATTAAATTGTTTGTTATGTTGTATTTTCGATACCGGTTATTTCCAGCCAGTCAATCTGCGTAGCGTTGCCGAGGTGATGGACAACTTTCAGAACCTCGGCGACAAAATTAGTCATGGCATCCAGAGGATGTGTAATGTCGATAATGTCACCGGGTTCGATTTCGAGGTTATCGAGAAACACTCCGAAATGCGGCATATTACGCGCGCGGCAATGATAGGATAGAAGAAAATTCCCCACATTTACGGCCATCGCCGTATCTCTGACCGCATCGAAGCAAAATATATCAGGCGCGCCCGGCCATGTGCGCTGGCCGTAGCGGGTAATTGATGTTGCATCCGTGAATTTCAGATTATATTTGTACGATATCGGGTCGCTTTTACTAAGGGTTAAATCCAGATCACAATTAATATAAAACAGGTTAATGATTTCATCGGTCAGACTGCGTTTAACCGACATAGAATCATACTTGATCTCATTTTTAACGACTGAATGAGTGCTGGATTGATTCAGTTGGCGAATCAGTAATTTAGCTTTCCCTGCGGAGCTCACAATAAAACGCGACCGGCATTGCAGAGCCAGACTTGTGAGCAGATCAACCGCCTGTACCGGCTCGTTAATCAGTTTTGCAAATTTATAGGTATTGGCCGCATAAAATGCGCCCGAAGCATCAAACGATGTGGTGTCAATATCATTATAAGGAGCGCTCATTAAAATCGACCAGATGTGTTTAAATATATGGTCTGGCCGTTCGATCAGCGCATTAGGCGTGCCGGTATACGTACCGGATTCATCGTCCTGGTAGCCGTGCACATGGGCTGTTATTAATTGCCCGACGCGAACATCGGCCACAGAATTGCCACTTAACGTTACTGCGCCTTCGCGGGTAACCGTCCCCGATTTGGATGCCGCCCCTGATTTACTGACCGTGCCCGATTTACTGACCGTGCCTGATTTGGATGCCGCTCCGGTTTTAGCCACGCCGGTGGCGGGGGTGGAAGTGGTTGTCGGAGTATATTGGATTTCCAGCCACACCTCGCAATATCTTGTTGTAGTGTTTGGCACGAGATCAAAACTATAGTTATTAAACCAAGCCCATGTATGGGTTTCTGTGCACGTTATCCAGGGGCCTCTGATTATGTTTATAGTCGTTCCTGTGTTTAAATCAGCAGTAGCACAGCATGCCCGAAACCGATACGGAGTCCCTCCAAGAGTGTTATACATTGCCCTGGTACAATAAATATGGTCGCCGTTGGCAAGTTGTACCCAGTCGACCATATTGCCATTAATAACATACGCCGCAGGGACAAGGTTTATATTGGAAGATACGGTATCAAATTTCCAAATGCCGGTAGCAATATCCGATAGATGATTGTGGCTTCCCGTGCTGACGCCAATGGTGTCAGATACTGCGATTGCATCCGATATCGATATTCCGTCTGTTACTGCAATCGTATCCACAGCAGCAATGGAGTCATGAATAGTGATCCCATCATTTATCAACAAATCGATTGCTTGTTGACGGGTCAATTTTGATGGCACTGTAAAGACCGCTTTGCCCTCCCAACCGGTCAATTCATTGCCGGATTGTCCGGTATATTTAGTGCACATGGAGGTAATTCTTACCCCATCACAAAAAATGTCGCCGATTAAATTAACGGGGTGACAGGCGATTTGATACACAAACAATGATAATTCCTCCCAGACCGCCGCTCCAGCCAGATGAGTCACCGCTGTCGTGCTATTGTACCCGCGGGTGCAGCCGGTCAATACATTGCCGGCATTGCCTGTATATGAAATTTGCTCCGCATCAATGCCGATTACACCGCTGGCGGGGAAATACGAAGAATCAGATAACTCAATACTGGTCTGTGATGCCGTGATATCCTCGATCAGGCTATTAACATCTCCGGAGACGATAGCATGACAGGGAACGTTTTTTAAGTCACCGTAAATAATGTTGCCCATTTTCCCATATTCGTCCGGATCGGCATCAGGGTATCCCCCGGCATAAATAATTTTATCTTCGCCGATTCGGCGATTGTATTTTTGGAAGATGCTGCGGACAGTTATGGTGCAGACATATTCATCCCATTCCGGCTGGCCGTATATAACCCCTTGAAAGATTAATTCTTTTTGTGAATCCTGTAGCGGAGCGAACCATTGATACAGCGAGACCGTGACGTTTTCCGGTGGGTTGGAAACCGTAAAATTATCACTGAATCGCGGTGTCGTAGAGTTGATGATTGTTAATTGCAGATCGGCGATTTCAATCGTACCGAGTATACCGCTGCCGGGAGTCTGAGAAATACTCGAATCGATAAACCCCCATGTTTTAACCAGCCCCAGATGTGCCGATCCGTTCGCAGGCGTAATATCCCGGTCGGACAAATATACCGGTGTGGCAAAGCCGAAGGTTAGCAGATTAATCGGCGCCGGTCCATCCGCGCGCCTGTTTTTTTCGGCGTCAAACGCTGTAGAAAACTCTCTCATTATTTATTCTCTGTTTTTATCTAGTTATTCGCTTTGATCCCCGCCAACGTTTGCTCAATTTTTTTTTGGGCCTGTGCTGCGGCATCGGCGGCAGTGACCTGGCCGTTATAAAGAGCAACAACGAGTGCATTGAGCACCCCGACATGATCCTGCAAAAGTTTGTATAATTGCATCTCGTTCATATTATTTCTTCCCTTAAATGTATAGTCCCGGAATATAAAAAACCGGTGGCATCTTCGCCATCGGCGGCGAGCGGATTTTTAGTGTCCATAAGGCGGACGGTATGCGTTGCGCCGTTTTCATCTGTCATCGTAAACGTATTGGTCGGGCCGACGACTGTGGTTAAAAGCCACGTACGAAAATTAGAGTAATCCGTCGCGGATAATTTATCATAAACCAGATTCCAGAATTTTTCGGCAACTCCTTTATTATAGGCATACAGTTGTCTCCCGTCGCTGTAATCCACCGGTACATTGACCTGATCAGGATCGTCAATTATAAAGTTCCGCCCTTTGCTGAAGGTAAAAGTGTTCGCGCCTTTGGTAAATATGATCTTGCTCATCTGAAATAGAACTCCTGGATTCCCGCCTCCGCGGGAATGACAAGTTATGCGTTGAGTTTTCTCAGCTCCGGCACAATGTAATTACGTGTAATCGCGCGCCAGTCTTCTTTGCTTTGCGGCGCGGCGTTGGCCGGTATATTTATATGCAACGCGCCGATACTCATGCTCCGGCTGTTATTGTTCTGAGCCGCCGGAATCACCGCTTCGCCTTGGTGCAATTGATAATTGCCGGTGCGCGGCACGTAATCAGTACCGGAGGCGTAGGAATCGATCACACCCGAACCAAGGGTGAAAGGTATATCCGTAAATCCATCGCTGCCGGCGCTAAGGCTGCTGTATCCGCTACTACTACCGCCGCCTATGTTGATAGGTTGCGCGGCCAGTGCGTGAAGCGCTTCCATTCGCGCCATGATGCTGTTCACAACGCCCGACACATTATCGATGCCGGTTAGCTCAATTGTTTTCTGCATTCCCTGAATCTGCGCGGATAGATCGGCCATCAGGGTTTTTAATTTTTCGATTTCGCCCTGGGATTTAATGGCTTCCTCTTGTAATTGCTGTCCCGCAAGCTGATCGACGGCGATTTGGTTCTGTTTTTCAGCCGTCAATTCCGCGAGGGCATTTTTCTGATTCTGCGTAGCGCGCTCGATGTCGGAGAGGGCGTCTTCCGCGATGGTTTTGGCGGATAAAATATCTCCGGCCTTGCCAAAAATATCAGCCACGCCCGGAATGCCTTTGGCATATTGCTGTTGAAGCGCCGCCACGGCCTGTTTATAAGCTTCCAGCGCTTTGATTTCATCCTGCCCGGAAAGATTAAGCGCATTGCCATATTGAGCATTAAGCGCCGACCGGGCGTTTTCATATTGCTGCTGCGCGGACAGTGACTGATCCGGTCCCTTTATCCCGGCAATCAGGGAGGCCGTGGATTTGTCGAGATCTATACTTTGCTGGCGCAGCGTTTGCAATTCTTCCCGGTGCTTTTTTTCATCCTCGGTATTTTTATCCATCATCGCCTTGAGCGAATCATAATACGTTTGATAATCGCTCAGGCGCGAGGTTAAATTTTTAATATCGTTTTGCGCGGCCTGGACGGAAGCAATCGTCCTTTGCTGGATTAATGCTTTGGCCTTGTTGGTTGTTGCCTCATCCAGCGCCTGCATTTGCTGCGCTGTAAATACGGCATCGGGAATCTTGTCCCGATCAGCCTTGGAGCGGACGGCGGCTGCGGCTTCGATTTCCTGCTTCATGCGCGTGTAATATTCGGCGTTTAACTCTTCCTGCTTTTTCAGCGATTCGCCGGCAATTTTATAATCATCTTCTCCGGCGGCCTTTTTTAATTCTCCCATCGCTTTGATTTGCGTTTCCTGCGATGCGAAGTAATCCTTATTCAGCGCTTTCATCGTTTCCAGATCGGCTTTACGCTGTGCCGTCTCCTGCTGAGACGCTTTGAGCGATGCGGCTGCGGATTCCCCTGGCTTCATTTTTTGCGCGTCAGCAAGCCTGGCATTGTATATGGCCAGCTCCGCTTCGGATTCTTCAATGCCCACTTTTTCCGCCGCCCAGCGCTTGATCGGCGCCGACGATCCTGTCGTAATTGCCGCCAGCGTTGCCGTATAATTTTTTAACCCCTCCGATAAATTAGTAAGAAGCCAGCCGGAAGCCACATTCATGTAGTTTCCGAAAGTTTCTTTGGTATCCTCTATTTTCGCTTTATATTGCTGAAGGCGTTCGGCGTTGTTCTCGTAGATCGGGCCTGTTTTTTCCAATTGTTTATTGTAGTTTTCCCAGGCGATGGAAAATAAACCGACATCCTCCACCCCTTCCGCCATTGCCTGATTGACCAAGGTTTGCTGCTCGTTGGTGATCAGACCGTACTGCTTCAGCGCCCGCGGCATCTTGGTGCTGATGGCATTTACAATATTGTCAAATGCCGTGGATACATCCTCGCCGGTTGTTCTGGCCGCCAGCCGAGCCATTTCCGCGAGCTGCGTAGTCTGTCCGGTGGTCAAATCCAGCAGCGACGCCTTGACCGCTTTTTGCATCAACATGCTGTCATCAATGGTGCCGTTTGTCGCCCGTTTCATATCCGCGATTATTTTATCGGCGCTCTCGCCTGAAGTCTGGGCCAGAGTGCGGAAAGAAGCTTCCGCCTGCGACGCCTTTGCTCCCTTATCCATATATTCCATTGCTTTTTGGATGGCCATATAGGCCGTGGCAGCTTTGGCGGCCATGTCCAGATAAGAGGTTTTAAGCGTATCGAAAGAGCTGGTTGTTTTTTTTGCGGAATTACCGGCTTTGCCCATCGCCTCTTCAGTCGTCCGACCGAATTGCTTCATAACGACACTGCCGTCGTCTTTGACGGTCAGCTGGACGGATATTGTGTTTTGATTGGCCATAGTCGCTCCCTGCGGTCGCTCCGGGTTTAAGTTTTAAGCGCTAAACTTTTTTTACTTAATACTTTGTTCCAGGTCTCCCAGATCTTCCCATTCCTGCATGGTCAGATCGTTGGCTGTAAAGGGATATCCGGCCATGCGCAGAAGTCTGATCCGGAATATTTTCCTTGTATACTCGCAAAACCCGTTGGCCCTGACTTTCCCGCATTTGCCTCTGCTGCATGTCCACTCCAGATTATCCCCGAATTCGTTACGGCATTTGTCGATTTGCTTTTCATCGCAAAACTTCAGCCCTTTGCGGATCGTCTCCAGATCCGCTAGGTAGGGTCCTCTTCTTCTTTTTCATCATTCCCGTCGCCCAGGGCGAGCGCGTTCTCAAAAACATGCATGGCCAGCATCGCGATAACATCCGGCGCGTATTTGGCGACAATTTCTTTCCACCCGGCGTCATAATGGGGAGATCCCTCGTTGGACGATAGCGGTTTATTCCCGGCCGTCATAAAATCACCATCGGTAATTCCGGCAAGGATTATCTTGCCAAACTTCTGGCGCGTATCGCCTATGATGGATTCGATTTTCCGGCCAGACCGGTTAACCTGGGAATTGGAATACCGAATGCGTTCTTCCGTGGTCGGCATCCGGTATTTTATTTTAATTTTCCCTCCGGCGATATTGTCGTCGAAGGTTACTTCACATGGTTCATCCGATAAAATTCTTGGCATAATGGTCTCCTCCAGTGTTTTTTTGTTTTCTGGATTGCCCGGTCGACCGGCATACGCCGGTCTGCCAGCCGGGCAATGACAGATTTTTATTTTTGCTTAAGAACAAGGGGCTGCAACCCTTTGTTCTTAAAACTATGCGGCATAACTCGTTTGCAGATTCTGGACGGTAATTATCGCCGATCCGTAGGTGTCATCTTCCAGCACCTGGATATCGCCCGCTTCGGCCAGCCGCTTACCATCGACCGATAACGGAGACTTCAGGACGGCGCACTTCGGGAACATATATTCCGCCTGATAATAATACGTGGCGTCATAAAGAGCGCCCACCGCCTTGACATAGAGCCCGAACGTATCGTTGTCGATCATGTGGCGCTGCATGATGAATTCACGAAATTCGCGGTCGAGTTTGATGGTCTGCATTCTGCCGCCGCGCATGTATCTGTTGCCGTAAGCGCCGCCCGCACCGGGCACAAACTGCACCTCGCCATTATTGTTCAATGTGTGTTCCAGAGATTTTATTTCAGAGGTCAGCGACCGTCCGCCCTGAAACGTTGTACCGTCCCATGTGCCGCCCACATTGAATATGGTCGAGGCCATTTCCAGCGGCGATTCGTTGACCCGGGCCGGGAGCGTCATCCAGGTTGTCTCCGTTGCGATGTAAAGAATCTCATAGGACACCGGGGAGACTGTTCCGCCGGGCGATGTAATCGTGATCACTGCGGGAGCGGCGCCGGAGACCGCGGAATAGGCAACTTCGGTATAAACGCCGGGCGTCAGTTGGACCCGAATGCGATGCACATTATCCAGACGGGTTGCCGCATCCGCGCCTTGCACGCCATTTGCGGCCAGCGTTAAGGATACGGCATTTCCGGCAGCGGAAAGAGTTTCACTGATGACGTTGTCGGTATATTTTCCGGTCCCTTTGACACTGGCGGAAATTTTGACAAAAGAATCACGTGAAAAGTTGGTCGTCACGGAATCAACGAACAATGAAGCGAAGCGTCTTTTGGCGATCTGGTTGCCGTAACGCTGGGCAGCGGTAAATGAAGGATTATCGCGATTGTCGTCCAGACTCCCGGCTATCGGCGTAATAACGTGTTTCTTCCCGGCGCCCAAAGTGGTGGAAACGACATTTCCCATTCCATAACCCATCAGGAAGGCGATATTCTGCGGCTGGGCCATATCATGCGCAGCCGGCCACATCGATAATTTGCCGCGATCATAAATCGTATCAACTTCTTCTTTGCCGTGGGCTTCGCTATCGTTATTCTGCCGGCGCGGATCGATATCGATCAGACTGGCCATATTCCAGAGCATGGTGGTATCGAGCGTCTGCTCGGTATTTATCGCCGTTTCCCGCAGAGCGGCGGATACCGCGATGACATTATTTGTTGCCATATAATTTCGCATAATTTATTTAACCTCCGTTTTTTTAGTGAAACGTGAAACGTGAAAAGAAAATTCACCCTTCACTGTTCACCTTTCACTTTTTTTGCATTTGTGGTTTGTGTCGTCGCTCCTGTGGCTGGCGCATCGGATGCCGCATCCAGAACCACTTCAAATTTGGCGGCTTCCTGTGGCGGAATTTTGTTATAGGCGATTCCGCTTTTGAAACTACGACCGGCCATCTCCCCGTCGATAACGGTAAATCCCTGAACTCCTGTTTTCAATTGATATTGTGCCATTATTTTTTAACCCCCTATCTTTCGTTTCCCGGATTCCCCGGTCAACCGGCATACGCCGGTCTGCCAGCCGGGGAATGACAGTTGTTTTTTTATATTTCACTATTCACTCTTCACGTTTCACGCCTTTATTCCGTCGCTACCAGCACATTTTCCATGCTGTAGGTCAGGCCGTACGCAAGGATGCTTCCCTGCGCCATGAGGAGATCTTCCTGCTTCGGACGCAAAAAACCATACGCTCCTGTTTGATGCCCGGTTAATTTTTCCCGGACGGATTCAATGATGGTGTACGCGGCAACAGACGCTCCCTCCCGGCTCTTCTGGTTCTGAACAATTAAAATGAGCAGATAGTCCAGCGATGATATTGTTGGTTCGCCGACCTGATCGAACGGCTCAAACTTCGCGCCTTGATAAACCACATGCAGGGACGGCATCTTCTGCGGCATTTTCAGCAGAGACTCGACATCGCCCTGCCAGACCTCCACAGTTTTTACCTCTTCAATGGCGCTCAGTTGTGTGATTATGTCGTCTTGTATCGTTTTCAGCATCTAGAATCCCTTCATCTTATCCAAACTAAATATACGCTCACGTCCCGCGCTGCTTACTGTCACCGCATCGTTGGCTGTTGACGGAGCGGGCGTTGTCGCTCCGAGCTGCGAAATCTTTCCTTCGGACACTTTTTCTAAAAAGCGGATTGCCGCGTCTTTGCGTTCCTTGCGTATGTCCGGCATGGCCAGGTCGCTCCGGGAATAGAGATTGTAAACCGCGATATCCACCGATAACTCGGAAATTTTATCCGGTACCGGGTCAAACGGAGCGGGATTCCGGCAATAGGCGTCGATGGTGGAATCGGCCTGCGCGATGGCCTTATTGACATTCTCAGTTATTACCGCGCCGATATTATCGTCGTCGGTCAGCTGGATAAGCACCGCTTCCGTGATCGCCTTCTTGATGTCTGCTAATGTGCAATATGCCATTGTCGCTTCGCTCCTATATAATCTTCATCAAATTCTTCACGGCGTAAACATATTCTTCCGTGGCTTTCTTGCTGGTCGCGCCGTAGGTAATTTCCACGGTTACCCGTTTTTTTTCCTGTTCCCGGTCGCTGGCCATAATTGCGTTTTGTGCGGCAGTAATCGTCAGATCATGCGTATCCGCCGATGGCGTAAACGATGTCCAGGCCAGGATCTGTGTCCCTAAGTCAACATCGTCAATCCGGTACTGTGCCGCGGACGGAATAACGCCGATGCTGTTTTCGTCCTTGAACGATAACCTTAAAATCAAGGTCGTATTTTCGTTGATAATTTCCATTTTTATCTTTCACCCTCCCCGCGCCCCTCCCGTCATAACCTGAAGGTCACAAGAGGGAGGGGAGATCAGAGATTATCCCCTTGTCTCTCCTCCCCCTTGAGGGGGAGGATTAAGGCGGGGTGATCAGCTAAACGTAATAGCCAGATCGACTGTCCATATCTGGCCGCTGGTTTTTGTTCCCTGGTCGGAAACCTTGCGGTTCAGATTCTTACCGGCGTCAGTGGCGGCGTTGATTACCGTAAATTCCGCCCAGGCATAGTTCGCCACCTCCGCTGCAAATACAGACCTGAACGTAACCGTCTGGCCGGATCGGGAAGGATAAGTCGCGGCCATCGCCGCGTATGCTTTATTCGTTACTGCTTGCAGGCCTGTTTGTGTCGCATCGGCTGCCGTGGTGCTGTCGCCGACGCCGATATAAGCGTTGGCGTTGGAAAATGCCGTGCCGCCTATGCCGCACAGCAAATCTATGTGTTCACCGATGCCTTCGTTAAGCATCAGGTTCCCGTCAATTTCGGCAACATCGTAAGGTTTGCCGTCTTGACAGGCTTTTTTGTCCGCGTATTTGCGGATGGTCCATAGGGTTTTGTGACCGGCTTGATCTACTATCTGTTTCATAAAATCCTCCTTATATTTTTGTAAAAATGATGGCCCCTTTTTTAGGCGTAAAATTTATTTGTCCGTGCCTGGGCGTAAAATTTATTTGTCCGTGCCTGGGCGTAAATGTAATGTCTGCCCGTTTCGACTCCTGCATGTATCTAATAACGACATCCATGCCGATAGCGCTATCGGCCAGCGATATCAGGGCGCCGATAAAATTAATGGCGTCCAGGCCCATGCCGGAATCAGGTAGGGCAAGAGACACATTAATTGCCGGGACATTATCCTCGCCCGAACCACTATCAATGACGGAGATTAGCGCGGAAACAAGGCTGATAATATCCACGCCTGAACCGGAATCGGGTACGGCAAGAGACACATTAATTACCGGAAAGCCGTCTGCACCTTCGCCGATATCGATAATAGAAAGCCAGGCTTTCAATTGAGCGATGGTATCGCTGCCCGCGCCGGTGTCGGTAAGCGAAAGCAACGCCTTAATCTGTGCGGCGTCCGCGCCAGACCCCGTGTCCACAATGGAAAGCAGAGCCTTCAGTTGGGTAAGGGCGTCGCTGCCTGTGCCGGTATCCAGCACAGTAATAAGCCGTTGAATGAGATTGACGACATCGCTGCCTGAGCCGGTGTCGGTAAGCGAAAGCAGAGCCTTAATCTGTGCGGCGTCCGCGCCAGATCCCGTGTCCACAATGGAAAGCAACGCCTTCAGCTGCGCGATGGTATCCGCGCCTGTGCCGGTATCCAGCACAGTAATAAGCTGTTGAATGAGATTGACAACATCGCTGCCCGCGCCAGTGTCGGTAAGCGAAAGCAACGCCTTAATCTGTGCGGCGTCCGCGCCTTCACCAGCATCAGTAACGATCAGCGAGGCTAAAAGCTGTGACAGGACATCTGCGCCTGCGCCGGTATCCAGCACAGTAATAAGCTGCTGAATGAGATTGACAACATCGCTGCCTGAGCCGGTGTCGGTAAGCGAAAGCAACGCCTTCAGCTGCGCGATGGTATCCGCGCCTGCGCCGGTATCCAGCACAGTAATAAGCTGCTGAATGAGATTGACAACATCGCTGCCTGAGCCGGTGTCGGTAAGCGAAAGCAACGCCTTAATCTGTGCGGCGTCCGCGCCTTCACCAGCATCAGTAACGATCAGCGAGGCTAAAAGCTGTGACAGGACATCCGCGCCTGCGCCGGTATCCAGCACAGTAATAAGCTGCTGAATGAGATTGACAACATCGCTGCCTGAGCCGGTGTCGGTAAGCGAAAGCAACGCCTTAATCTGTGCGGCGTCCGCGCCTTCACCAGCATCAGTAACGATCAGCGAGGCTAAAAGCTGTGACAGGGTCTCCGCGCCTGCGCCGGTATCCAGCACAGTAATAAGCTGTTGAATGAGATGGACAACATCGCTGCCCGCGCCGGTGTCGGTAAGCGAAAGCAAAGCCTTCAGCTGCGCGAGGGTATCCGCGCCTGCGCCGGTATCAACAACGGAAATCAAAGCTTTAAGCTGGGCGACAATGTCGCTGCCTGGAGCGGTATCAGTAATGATCAAAGAAGCTAAAACTTGGGCAAGTGCGTCCGTGCCTTCACCGGTATCAGTAACGATCAGCGAGGCTAAAAGCTGAGCAAGGACATCGCTGCCCGCACCGCTGTCGGAGAGAGGTAATCGGGCGGCAACGCCGCCGCCGAGATTATCAGCGCCCGCGCCGGTATCGCTGAGCGATAAGCCAACGGCAATCTGCGTCACGGCATCACTGCCCGCGCCGGTGTCGGTGACAGTTTTAACGACGACATATTCTTCTGTAACAGCACTATTACTGCCTGTATTTCCTCCCATGCACAAGCCAGCTGTTTGTGTTCCAGCGCCAGCTAAATATGCCCGGGCTGTTGCCAGATTACCGCCTGCTGACCAGCTCGTACCATCATATTCCTCTGTAACCGCGCTAACAGCGCCTGTATTTCCTCCCATGCACAAGCCAGCTGTTTGTGTTCCAGCGCCAGCTAAACTATACCGCGCTGTTGCCAGATTGCCGCCTGCTGACCAGCTCGTACCATCATATTCTTCTGTAACAGCACTATTACTGCCTGTATTTCCTCCCATGCACAAGCCAGCTGTTTGTGTTCCAGCGCCAGCTAAATAGCGTCGGGCTGTTGCCAGATTACCGCCTGCTGACCAGCTCGTACCATCATATTCCTCTGTAACCGCGCTAACAGCGCCTGTATATCCACCCATGCACAAGCCAGCTGTTTGTGTTCCAGCGCCAGCTAAACTATACCGCGCTGTTGCCAGATTGCCGCCTGCTGACCACACTCCCGACATTATATTGCCTCTACAATAGTAAAATCACTATAAACATTAATATTACTTAACTTGACGTATGCCATTACCATTTCCTTTCTTCTTAACCATATCCCAGAGCCCCAGTATATTACTGGCATCTGCCGGAGGTGTCTGTTGTGTAACAAGAGCTGCCTCCATTTCATATCTTTTCCTCATCGCTTCAAACTGATGAGCATTCACATCACCCTCCCCGTATTTTAGATAAGGTTTTAGTGAAGTTTTAATATTACTCCATTCCATAATCTCCCTGATACGGTCATGGGCAGTGCGTTCCATATTTCGGGCGATAAACTGTTTCTTTTCTATCTCAATCTGAGACAATTCTCTCTCAATCTCGTCATCTTCCTTAAGCATATCTCTTCTGAGTTTTTTAATTTCCACCATGTTTTTCCGATACTCATAAGAGAGCATTACCAATTCCTGAAACATAACATTTTGTTCCCGGACTGCCTGCCAGTATTTAGCGTCTGGTGTAGGACGTTTATTGTCTGCGAGAACACTTATCTCCATTTCAGTGCGGGTACGGAAGATTTGCACTGTTTCCCAGGTTTTAAGGAGCTCTTCTTTAATTGCAGAGAGAGACTCAAAATCTTTTTTTGTTAATAATTCCGCACCGCTGACAATTTCCAAAACACTTTCTATCATCTGTTGACTCCCTTTCTTCTTTACCATATCCCAAAGCCCGGTTTATCCGCTTTAATCTCACCAGCCCCTCCCGATCATCCGATAATCGCGGGATTATCGGGAGGGGCAGAGTGTGAGAGCTATCAATACTAGGTTGCGTAAGTATCTTTAAACAGATACCCCAGATCCGCGTGCACCTGCACGATATCGGTTTCTTCGGCCACTTCGTAAACATCCTGATGCTCAGCTGGCTCTCTCCATGTCGTTACGCGGCGTGGCTGGCCGTCTTCATAGGCGATGCGCGCCTGCAAACCCGCCGTCGCCACCTTGAGCCCCAGCTTGGGCGCGCGATAGAACAGGAAGCCCATGCCTTTGCCGGTGTTGACTTCCCAAATATTAACGCCGGTGAACTCGGTGCCGGCTTTGGTTTCTTTGGAACTGTTCTTAACGGCTTTGCCGACAAGCACTTCATCCAGCTCCAGCATTGCGGCCAAAAGGTCTTTGCTCATGACGCCGCGCTGAGTATATTTGATTTTGTCGAGGATCGCTGCGCATTCAGCCAGCGCCATATAAGTTGCGTCGTCAATGACGAGCACGTTGGGAACTTTGCCGGTCTTGCCCTTAACGGCTTTTTTGCCTTTGGTGATATCGGCAAGAAAGGTGTTGGTCGCGCCTGCGGGAGACCACAGTCCTTCGGCGTCTTCGCCGCCGGCTGCGCCGTCGACCCAAGTCCCCGCGGTGATCAACGAGCCGACCCGGACTTCTTTTTTCAGATCAACCTTGTCCGCCGCGAATTCGATGGCGTCTTCATCCGGCCGGAGAGGCGGAGCGTTTTTAAGGGTGGCGAACCGGCGGTCTTCGTCGGTGACTTCTTTGGCGAAAGCATATTCTTTCGTGGCCACGGAGACTTCGTCGATCTTGTATCCTCCGCGCACAGCCCTGGTGCCTGCGGCGCGGATACCGGCTTCATCCCGGAACCAGTCGCCCTTGTTATAAACGGTTATTTTGGCCTTCGGGTCAGCGCCGTCTAATATCGGAAAGACGCGGTCGGCAATATAGTCCGCGTTTTTGAATGCGATGGATATGTTTTGCAACGGCCCTGCTACGAGCAGTTCTTTTACGTTTGGAGCCATGTTAATTCCTCCTTGTTTTTTATTTTCACCCTCCCCTGACCCCTCCCCTCAAGGGAGGGGAATCAAGGAGGCGGTTGTTATTTATGTTTTACTTTTTACGTTTCACCTTTTAACCGGCATGCGCCAGTCTTCGCGCTTCACTCTTTTAGAACAAGGGGTTGCAACCCCTTGTTCTGTTTATTTTCACCTTTCACCTTTTACCCGTCACGCTTAATGTACGACGGCGCCCAGGGAGTAGATGGTAACTGCTTCCGCGCCGCCAGTAACGTTATCCAGGCGGCAAAGGAACCGCTTGCTGTTGTTCTGCTCAATGGTCATGGTGCCGGAAAGCGTCACTCCAGCGCCTGCTGTCAGCGTAATGGTTTCAGCCGCGTCCGCATCGTTGCGGATGGTGAACTCGAAACTGGAGCCGACGATTCCGCCCGCGAACCCCGCGACGATTAATGCCGCCGTGGGCGTCACGTCGGAGCGGCTGGCGCCTGTCGGGTCGCGTTTGATCAAGCCGCCGATCAGTTCCGCCGCCGTATAAGTTACGACGCCGGCCGTGGTCTTTGTGGCGACGGTGGTAGTAAACCAGCCGGTCTGTGTGATGCCGGGAACGTGCCCGATCAGCAGCACACTGGCCAGGTCGTCTTCGGCGTCAGCCGGGTCTAAAACTAGAGCGCGCGCATAGGCCAGCGCCGCGGCGGCTGTTTTGCCTTTGCCGGCGTCGGCGGCGTCAACATATTCCGCCTTCACAAAGGCATTGACGGCGATGGCGGCATTCATGACGAGTTTGCTGATGCCGAGCACTCTTACCGCTGCGGCTTCGCCCAGGGCCGGGCAGTTCTGCAAAATACCCAGCAGACCCTCGACTTCGCTGTCCGGCCGGCGCACGCCTGTGGACGTGAGGACGACAAATTTATATTGATCGTCAACCAGGCTTTCTATTGCCGGAGCGGAGATGTCCAAAATTTTGTTTTCTCCAAACATGGATGTAATCCTCCTTTAAAAATTTATTTAATGATCCGGTTAAGCCCGGTTACTTTTCTCCCTGAATTTCCTGCTCATATTCCACAACGAGCGTGGGATTCTCCTTTTGCACTTCGGAAAAGGCCGCGCTGTAGGTCATGTCTTTGCGCTCTTTCATTTTCGTCTGGGTAAGCGCATCCAGTTTCGCGCCCGCCGATCCCGCGCCGCCTGCGTTTTTGTCTCTGGTTGCAATTTCCTGAAAAGTGATCAATGGCGTTGCCGATTCCAGGAGCGCTTTCATGCGGTCGAAAGCGGTGGCCTTTTCTTTCTTCTCGCCAAATTCGATTTGATTATCGACCCCGGCGAGGGAAAAAAGGATTTCCGGCAGGCCGAAGGCTACGGTGGCCGGGGTGATCTTTCCCGCTTTAATCAGCGATTCGCAAAAAGCGGCGATCTCTGTCTTGACGGTGGACAACCGTGTCTGTTTTTGCTGTTCGGCGAATTCCGCTTGCGCTTTTTGTTTGCCTTTTTCCTCAGCATCTGTTCTGATTTTCTCCAGATCGGCTTCCGAAAACTGCGTGCCCGTTGATGCCGGAGCCTCTCCCGGAATCGCCTCATCGGGAATCTTGCTGACATCGAAACCGATGGAACCTAAAAACGCTTTCATTTTTTCTTTGAATAACATATTTTTCTTGTCCTCCTTTGCGTTGTAATTTGTTGGTTGCGGTTCATCGGCAGGCGGGTTGGCCGCCGATCTTAAATCATCTATCTTCCAGTCCGGAATGATCCGGTCTGCCGTGTCCTGATCTTTTGTCTCGATCATCCATTCCCGGAGACGCCGGAAAATATCAGCGATGGAATCCCAGGCAAACGATTCGGAATACTCAAAGCTGGCCGCATCGCCTTCGGCGAAAGCCACATCCGGCAGACCCTTGACAGCCGGCGGCATCGCGCCCAGGAACGCCACATGACGCAGCGTGCCGTCCGGATAGAAAGCGGCTGAGCGCTTTTTTATCCGCCCTTCTTTTACCATTGCGCTGAAAGCAGGTTCGACCTGGCCGAACCTGGCCAGCAGCAAATTGCCTGTTTTATCGGCGACTTTTTTTAGTCCCTTCACCCAGCCGTATGCGGGCGCGTCGTCTTGGGGATGTCCGATACACGCGGGCGGCTCATGGACGGCGGCATTGAATTTAGCGATAGCCTTGTCAATCAGGGCATCGCCGTCATGGACAACGCCGTTGCTGTCAGTTTGCTCCCCGCCCCTGAAGATCGGAATATAATCGTCAAAGCCTTTAAAATTCATTTTAAAATCCTCCTTTGAACAAGGGGTTGCAACCCCTTGTTCTACAGTCCCGCGTCCTACCGCGAGCCCATTACGTATTCGTTGATGATGCCGACAATTTCGTCACTGTTTTTCTCGCTCAAGCCCAGATACGGGCGGGCGGGAATCTTCATTTTCTTAAAGCCTAGCTGATGAACGGCGGCATATATTTTATTTGTGCCGATTTCCACGGTGTTATTGCCGATCATTTGATACCGGATGCTGCTCTTTAGTTGGCCGGATTCAGTCAATATTTTGGCGCGCTTTTTTCGTTTCAGTGTCGCCGGTTTCAGCGGCGTCCAGGGAACGCCGGACGGAGCCGGACCGCCTGCTTCAAAGCGGCGTTTGGTCTGTTCGGCGATCCGGTCGCCGATGGCCTTTAAGACAGGCCGCCGATTCGACATCCGGGAAGCTATTTCACCGAGTCTTTTTGTGACGGCGTCGGCTCCGTATATTTTTATGCTGATTTCAGGCATTTAATCCCTTCATTTCTTCCCGTAATTTTCTGGCGATATCATTAGGCAGCCTGGAGATGACGCCTTCTAATATTTTGTGCGTCTGTGTTGCCGCCGCTTCGCCGACGTTGTAGCCCCAGCCTTTATCGATGCCGACGGGCTCGCCTGTTTTTTCGTCGATTGGCGATGGCGGCGCTTCTCCCAGTCCCTTTTCCCGCGCTTTAACGTATTCGCCGCGCGTTGATCCATAAACCCGGCAGGTGCAGCCCCAGCCATTGGGCGCGTAGTGGGTCTGCCACCAGGGATCATCCGCCGGGAGAGTTATTCCGTCCCAGGCCAAATGCGCCGGGCGCGGAACTATGCTATCCCCGTGCTTGTAGGTCAGATACGGCAGAACCTGTAATTGTTCCGGGTCTGTGAGCTGGGCCCAACGACCGGCGGCATAGGATGTGCTGATGTTGGTGGAGTAGATCAGCGCGCTGCGCCAGTTCCGGTTCCCGTTATAGTTCCAGCCGTTTTTCTCCACGGTGGAATCGAAATCCTTCCGGAAATCTTCCAGCGTCGATCCCTCGTTGATGGCCTTTTCCACGGCATCGCGGAAGTCGGCTAGAAGTTCGGCCTTGTACGCGCCTGCAACCATAAACCCTTTTGAGTGCTGGGCCTTCCACAGATCGTCCCATCGCGCAGTCGGGATATTCAACTTGTTTTTAAAGAAAGCTTCCTGTTCGGCAAAGGGCAGTTTAAAAACTGTATCCAGTGAGGGTTCGGAAACCTTGATGTTTTTTTTTGTCGGTTCCATCAACGCTCCATACGCACATCATAACGTCCGGCGGCTTCGGCCAGGAGCATGCCCCTGGCAATAACCGCGCCGAGTTCAGCCGGGTCTAATTCACCATACAGATCGATAATGCGGCCTTTCAGGTCTTCCATACTCTCCGCCGTGGCCACCAGATGTTTCAAACCATCAATAAATACGTCGGTAAGAGGAAGAGAATCTTTACTAACCATTTCGGCAATAATGTCCGGCATGTCTTTTTTTGTACTTTCTGCAAATTGCGGCGTCTGGATTTGGCCAGGCAGGCCTGGAGCGGATGGTTTTGCCGGCACAGCCAGCGCCTCGCCCGGCTGCGGGGCCGGGATGCCGTAGGTCTCATAGAAATAATCAACGGCAACCGGCAGGCCGATATCGACCACGAGCGATCTGTCTATCGCGATGCGCCCGGTCAGATCCGGTTTGGCGTTGGCGTAGGTTATGATTTTCGGATAGGCCGTCACATTCGGGAAGTTGTAATCGACAATCCATTTAATCAGATTCTCATTGAGGCAACCATCGAGCAGATCGGCGTCGGCCTCGATGATTTCCTGCCGGACATTTTCCTGATTCTGCTCGTTGCCGAGTTTGCCGGGCGTGCCTTCGGTGCTGGCGGTCTGGCCCAGCACGGCTTTGGATATCTGCCGGTCCATGTATTCGCAAAGTTGCTCATGCGTGACGTCCCCGGCGCGTGAGGCCTCCAGAAACTCTATGGTCTGGTTGTCCGGCATGGTAATGCCGGTATCCGTCTGAATGGTTTCAATGGCTTCTAATAATTTATCCTGTTTATCCTTGAGCGTGCCGGGAGGATACTTGCCGACGATGGTGGGCATGCCGAATTTCTCCAGAAAGACCATCCAGAATTTAATGCCGTGCTTCTTAAACCATACCGGCCACCACAGGCGCTGGCCGAGGCCTTTGCCGTAGGGATTATCGCTGTCGCCACAGGTGAGCGTAATGAATTTGCGCTCCGGTAATATTTCGCCATCGATCATATTCTGCAACGTGAGCAGGCGCAGTTCTCTCTCAGGCGTGAACATGAAACGGCGCGGATGTTTGCCGATCAGCTTGCTGATGGCAATATGGCCGTTGGCGACCTTCCATATGATTTCCGCGTTATAGAAACCGTAAAGAATCGCCTTAAGAAGTTCCTGCCGTGCCTGGTCGAAGTTGCAGTTCATCAGAACATCGGCAACGTAATCGGCGACAACCTGCTCCTGGCTGGTGGATGCCGGGCGTCCTTTGCTTCTGGCCGATTTGGCTGGCGTGATTTCCCACTCTTTGCCGACAACGGCCATAATACGCTGTTGCAGTACCGATCCGGCATGGGCGTCGCGGTCAATCTCATCATAAAGTTTTAGCCCCTTGCCCGCCGCCTCGCTTCGTAAAACGGGGTCAGGGTTTTCCAGCCTTAAAAGCCAGCCGGAAAAGGTGTCAATATCCTTCCGGATGGTGGCCACTTCGTCGGTCATAACCGCTGATTTTTTAATTTCGCGGCCAAATGCGTCGAGTATCATGATAATTTCGCCCCTGTTTCGCTCGACGCTTGTTTATAAACAAGTGTCAATGAAACTCCCTGCCCATTGGGAGCAAAAACCGGCTGAATTGATTGTGGGGCATTTTTGCCTTGATTCATTTTTACCCTCTGACCCCCAAAAAAGAGTTCATGGATGCCCCGGATGTAACACGCCGGGTACCGGTCGACTGAAATTCGATCATTCCATTACCGTGCTGCAAATTACTGATGGCCATCTCGGAAGCATCCGGGCCGTCGTCATGCACGGTTGGATTCATGATGTATATAAACTGCTCTTCCAATATCTTTTGATCGCTGTGCCGCTTCTCAAAATGCATTTTCTTGTGTTCCCACAAATATTCGCAGGTGCCGATAATGCGCGAGTCGATCTTGCTTGTGGAATGATGGATTGGTTGCCAGGGCAAATAACGGCCCACTTGTTTGGCATAATTCTGGATGGCTTCATGCAGAAAATCCTTCAGCATGTTTTCTTCCACAATGACCGGCCCCGGGTAATCATCATGCTGAGCGTAAGCGGCGGCAAAGAACTCGCCGATTGAGCGGCGCTTGATCCAGGCATGCATACAGAAGAATTCCATTTTCACCCGTTCCAGTCCCCAGGTAACCACGCTGCGGTAATCGCTGCTGCTGCCAGCGGTACTGGCCGGATCGACGCCGGTGGCATAGAGCAACGGCACGCGGAGAAGTTCAACGCGCTCAAAATAGCTGACCGTCTCCTGCGGAAAAGGGCTGTCCTCTTCCGTTGATTTATTGCGGTACTCTTTGTTGAATATACGGGTAGTGACCAGTGACTTGCGGCGCATCAGTTTATCCCAGGGCCAACGGGCAGGCCATAAGGTAATTTGTTTTTCTTCGTCAACCACTGCGTCGTAAACTTTAGAGTTGTACAGTTTCTCGCCGGTGTCTTCATTCTCGGCGGCGATCAATTGCGAAATGGCGCTCTTGGCGTGGAAGACGTTGCCGACCATCGTGGCTGAGCAATCGCCCTCTATGCAGCCCAGGACTTCTCCCTGAATGAATTCGACAATGGCGCGGGTGACCGCCGGGCTTTTGACCGTGGCATTATCTTCCAGATCGTCCAGGCCGATATCGTCGGGCCGGTAAGGGCCGAACTTCTTGCCGCGCCACTGATCGCCTCTGCCCAGAGCTTCGACCATCGTGCCGCCTTTCGTGACAAACAGGTCGTCAGACCAGGTTCTTGTTTTAGCAATAGCCTCGCCATAATCGTGGCGTAATCGGGGATTATCTTCCAGCTCAACCTTGATCGACACGCTGAAGCGTTTTGCCTGATCATGAATATTGGAACCCAGCATGATGTACTTGCGCAGTTTCCGGGCGATCCGGTAAACACGCAGGCCGAAAGTAACCACAGTGGTCTTGGCGTGATCGCGCGGCGCACCAATCAGATTAAGGCCGGGCGTGTCGGCAATCTCGCACCATTCGGCGTGACAGTCGGCAGGCGCGGAAGGAAAATAATGCGGCATGTAGGTTTGCATGAATGTGAGTGGATCAGCGCAGCGGGCTATCCTGTCGCGCTTCTTTTCTGGCGTGTCATTTTCAAAAGGAGAGACACTCTCGGCGATCTTCTTACGCAGCGCGACAACGTAATCGTCAAATTGCGCTTCGGATAGATTTTGTTTTTTACGCATTAGTACCGGCATTATTGTCCCTTGTCAGTGGATGTCATCAAACTGGCTTTGAAAGCCATCGTCATGGCGTCGAAATCTGCCGCCAGAATTTTTAACCCTTCAGGATCGTTGTCTTTAAGCCAGGCAACGATCCATTGTATATTTTCGAGAAAAACTTTTGCCTTGTCGTAGCCTGCGCCATTGCCTTCCTGTGCCCGGAACTTGACAACCAGGGCGCCGAGTTTGCTGAGATTATCCAGGGAGCTTCCGTCTATCGCGCCGGGCTGGCGCTCTTCCGCGAAGGTCAATTCGCGCTCCAGGAGCGCTTCCATGCGCAGGCCGAAGTTGGCTTTGCGGGCGCGTGCCTTATCCCATTCGTCCAGATCGTCACTCGGCTTTTTCGTCTGGCCTTTCCACGCGGAGAGTGTCTGCCGGGATACGCCGAGTTCGTTTTCAATGGCGGTCAGTGATTTGCCGTCGATGAACATCTGCCGGGCCACCGGCTCTAATTGTGTTTTTGCGCCTTTCTCAGCCATTCTCAATCCTTTGAGAACAAGGGGTTGCCATCCTTTGAGAACAAGGGGTTGCAACCCCTTGTTCTACCTTAGTTCTTCTTCCAGCCGCTGTGTATCCCTGACGGCGATATTCAGTTCCATCCACTTCGCCTTTAATTCATCCCACTGGCTGTCAATGGTTGCGACCGGCAGGTTCTCCGGCGGAGTCAGGGACGTGTCCAGGTTAACGCTGATCGTCCGGGTCAATGTGCCAATTTCCATCCGCAGTGTACGGGCCTTGTGCATCAGATTTGTCAGTTTAACTCTTCGCATTTCATTCTGTACGCTCATTGTTTGATCTCCCTTGTCAGCATGTAACACGGCGTCCGTGTTTTTAGATACGTGGTCAGTTCGGTGATCGCGGAGACATTCAGACGGATCATATCGACGTGCTCATCAGCGAGAGTCTCATACGCGGTGGCCAGGCTGACGTTGTTTTTGTACATCTCTCTCTGCTCGTTCATGTCGCTCTTGTATTGTTCGAGGATGGCATAGAGTCGCTTGTTGTCCGACCACCAAAGGAAAATCACCAATCCCAGTGTCCCGAAATCGCCCAAAATTTTTAAAACGCTTAATACGCCCAGTTGATCCATCTAAAAACCTCTCGCGATTCTTCTGCTGGCGAATACCGACCGACGCCTCTGTCCTCTGCGCCGGCGCTGGTTGGGCCTACGGGTAGACGAATAATAACCGGCCTGCGATGATCCCGCTGCACAAAAATCCAGCCAGCTGAAATCGTTTTCTATACTCAATGCCTTCAGTATTTGATTCAGCATGATATTCTCCTTAAGTCTCCCAGTATTTTTAAAACGCTTAAAAAGCCAAGTTGCTCCACGTCAGTCCCTCCGTTGTTTATTCATCGAAGAAGGGGTTGCAACCCCTTGTTCTACCAGTATCTGGCATGCGACACAGCGCGTTGCCGCCGGATTAGCTTTCAATCTTTTGACCGGTATCGATACGCCGCAGTCCGCGCATTCTCTTTTAGTCCTTGCGGGACGCCGCTTCGGCGGCGTGGCCATCTTGCTTTTGTTTAAATGCGCCGTCAATGCATTCCGCCGGAAGAGCTCATCATACTCCTGTGCCTGGTCGATAACGTCGGCCATTATTTTTCCGCTCCGTTTTTTTTGTCGTAGGACCGGGACGCGGCATATCCCAGATAACCGGCGCCCATCAGCGCCCACATGGATTCGGGGATGGAGGCCAGCCATGCTTTAACGCCCACGGTAATGTTGCCGGCTACCGCGGGATTAATCGCGTAGATGATCCCCATCGGGATAGAGGTCAGAATCATAATATACATGATGTAAAGAAATGAGGGCCGCGCGCGGGAGGTCCATTTATCCTGGCTGGAGGCCTCGGCAACCATGACGCTGAGACGTGTTGTCTCGATTTTAGATTCTATTTCCTGCGCCTGAAGAGCCAACGCAGCGGCCTTCTCGGCGCTCATAGGTTCCTTGCCGGTAATCGCCGTGCGGATATCCTTAAAAAGAGTTCCGGCGCCGCTTAAAACGCCGCCCACATCAATGTTCGCTAAATTTATGCCTGCCATTTACTGTTCATCCTTCATTCTTCCTGCGTAGAGACCCGGAGCTTATATGCAGCGGTTACCCCTGCCGCCGCCGGCTCCGGATCTCATCCACAGAAATTATCTCAACCAGCCAAACTCCCGCCGGATTTTATATAGGCGGCAAGAAGATATTCTATTTTGTGCTCATGTTGACCGTAGCCCGCGCCGGGAAGACTGGCCCAGATACGCGCGCATTTCTTTATGGCCTCGTTTATTCTTCCGGCATCGATATCAGCCAGCGCTTTGCATTCCTTGATTTGCTGAAGAGCGATGGCGTCCTGCGACGCGGGTGAAAAATCCGTCAGCTTTAACTGTTTTTTATAGGCGTCGAAATAGCGGGAGAGCAGTTGATAGCGGCCTGCCGCCGTTGATTTCAATCCCGCTTGATTTAAAATGATAAGTTTACGCGGATGGTCGGCGTAAGAAGAAAAAAGACAGCCGCCAACTAATACATTGTAGCCGTCTTCGCCTCTGCCGAAAGTTCCTTCGGATTTGGCGATCATGTCCAGAAATGCCTTGCGGTTTTTATCCATCGTGTCATTTCCCCCCGACTTTTCCCCTCTTGCCTTGCTTGCCGGGGGACCGGGCGGGATGGCGACCGCCCGATCATGTCCGGCAAGCTATAGCGAGGAGATGGTCATGTCTGGGGTGACATTACGGGAAAAAGGGGAAAGCGTCTTTTGCGCGGCGCAAAAAAAGAAGCCGCCCTCCGGTGAGAGAGCGGCTGTAGGCTGGCCTTACACTGCATTAGCAAGAGAAAGTCAAGTCCGCGGCGGAAGGATAAACTTTTGTAGAGACTTGAGGTCTTCTTCCAGCCACCGGTATACCAGCGTCATGCCGAAGATATCTTCGGCGCCCAGCGGCTGTTCACGCTCGCAAAGGCAGCAGCAGGCGGCGTTTAAAAAACTGACGACCGCCCCGGCGTTTTCCAGCCGGTCGGAAAGCATCATTGTGTCGTCGTCATTCAAGCATCGGGCCATTAGCGCACCTCCGGGAAGAAAGATGCCTGTGCCGCATCGTAGATGATCAGACCGGCCTGGCGGGCTTTCCGCATATGGTCCTGAATGGTTGTGCGCGACCGCTGGAGCAGATTGCTTATTTCCGCAATTGTATAGCGATTGTTCGCCATCTCCACCATGCGGGTTAATTCCACCTCCGAAAACTTGTTGGCCCTGCGTTCCCGGCGGACGGCTTCGCGCTCGTAGGCGTCAATGACTTTGCCCTGCAATTCGATGACCTTGTCCTTAATCGCCGCAATGATTTTCCTGGTCGAAAAGTAAACATTCACCAACTCCCGCTGAACATTCCAGCTCAGATCGTCGGTAAAGGTCTTGGCCAGCATCAGATAACCGGACAAATAAAGCAGGATCATCTCGCCCCGATGACCGCCTTTGGGGGCTAAATTTTCCTCTGTTTGGTACCCTCTTAAAGAAGATACCAAAGCCGACCATTTTTCGTAGGGAAGAATGACATAATCTTCCCCTAAAATAAACCGGTCGATGTTCCGTTTAAAATTTTGCCAGACCATTTTTAAGGGTTTCTGATGGGCACGGGCCACCATGCTCAGGGTGATTACGGGCAGGCCCGCGTACTCGATTTTTTCCAGTTTGGTTCCTGCGATGACGATCAGTTCGCCAAATGACGGATTTCCCGCGCTAAAGTCTAAGCCCGGTGAATCAGGCCGGCGCAGGATGGAGCCGGCCATTTCTTCGACGCTGACGTAGTTGGGATCATTGTTGGGATTGCAATTGACGTCTTTTTTCATTTTGTGCCTCCTTTTGGTTTTTAGGGGTTACGCCGCATTACTGAGGCGGCGGGTCTCACTATCCGCCAAAAGTCGGATGGGCTTATTCGCTCGAAAGCTGTTGTATTCGGCCCTATCGGCCCGCCTCGTCGGTAATGTGTTATAAACTACAGGCACAAAAAAACCGCTGCTGACGGGTGCGGATGATCCGCTTTTGGTGTTTAGGCCTGTAGGATAAGCGAAACCCCTGGTTTTTGTCAAGTTATTTTTCACTATATACATTTTCTGCTTTTTCCCTCTCGAATCGACGTAATCTGAGCCGCCAAAATTGGCGGTTGAAAATTCACGATTTGGTTCCCCAGAATTGGGGAGCGAAACCAGCTCAAAATTGAGCCCGTCTTTCTTTATCAAGTTGTTTTTCACGCGCCTCCTCTTCTGTTCCATTCACCATTCACCCTTCACCTTTCACCATCTTCTGCAAATAATCCGCATTGTTGCGAGAGCGCTTTGCGGTTCCCGATGATGTCGTAAATCTCGCGAATGGACAGGCCGGTCTCCAGCGCCATGCGGCGCGGATTAAAAGGATTTCCGGGGCCGGACTGATTATAGTTTTCCAGGACGAATTGAATCTTCGCCGGTTTGAAAAGTTTGTCCGGGCTTTTCAAATACACATAGACGCTGGGCAGCGCCTGCGCCAGTTTGATGGTATTCGCCAGGCCGATGGCGCCAACGATCAGCTGATAATCCTCGGGCAGTTGCTCAGTCTTGATGTAGTCGATCCATGTTTTTTCACTATTCACCATTCACTATTCACCCTTCACTCTTTACTGTTCTTCAGCATTCCTTTTAGCCCTTCGATGCAGCGGCTGGCCTGCGCGGATGTCCTGATTTTATCCGTCTTGACATACTTGGCCAGCCAGCGCTGGAAGCCGTCCGCATATTTCCACGTCACCTGCGCGCCCAGAGCCTCGATCAGGTTGAGCTGATGGGGCGAGGGCAGCGCCGTTACATTACCGGGCAATGGCCCCCGGGCGCGGGCAGTGCGGGAGAACAAGGGGTTGCAACCCCTTGTTCTAATCTTGAAGCCCAGCGTCTTGACAAAATAATTAAGCACGGCGTCCGCTTCTGAATAGGTCAGATCCTTGCTGGATGTTTTTTTATCTTTAGTCTGGCCCGCAAGCAGATCCCGGTATTCAACGTCGGATAGTTTGCATTGCGATTTCGCGATGTGTAATAATTGCGTTTGTTTGGGTTCGATCTGTTTCACCTTATCCTCCTATGGTTTTGAGTATCTCACCGACGCGCTGGATGTTGGTCTTCGCTTGCTCCGGCGTGATGCGTTCGGGCTTTTCCTCTGTGTTGTCATTCCCGCGTAGGCGGGAATCCAGTTCTTTTTCAGGTCTTCCGCCGCCGGCTAGGACATTGCTTTCGCGTTCCCGCAGATCCTTTTCAGCCTGTTTGGATTTGCCTTTGCCTTCGCGTTCGGAAATTCCGATCATGACTTTCTTCAAATAGTTGTGATTTTCTAACTTGTCAGTAAAATTCTTTTTGATGCAGATGTCCAGGGCCTCGGCGATCCCGGCATGACTGATCGGATAAAGTTTTTTCTGCCAGGCAAAAGACTGCGCATCGAAAAGTTTTTTCATCTCTTCAACAATCAACCGCAGCTTTTTGGCCTTCAGGTGCATGGGCGTGACGCCGAACAGTTGAGCGTACCCCATGACCAGGTGCGCATACCGCGTGCCGAACGATGGCAGCGCGGCGATGACATATTGTAAATCCTTGCTGATTTGTGCGTCCATAAAATTAAATTCCTTTCGGCAATAGGGGCAGGTTAGTCTCATACAATCACCACTTATAAAGCAGGCCTTCAAACGGCAGGCCGTGCTCTTTACGGAAGAAATCCTTCATTTCGTAGTAATCATTAAATCCATCGGCGCGGGCCAGTTCGTTTTTTGCTACGGTAAGCAACCACTCGCCGTCCACGTTGATGCCGGTATAATCAATCGTTATTTGATGAACCTCTTTGCAAATCGCTTCACCCAGTCTGCGGCAGCCCTTTGTCCTCAGGCCGACGAAAAGATATAATGTGTCGCCGACGTGCGGATTGCGACCATCTTTACGCTTTGCTCTGATCGTTTGTCTTTTCTTCCCGCTTTCAACAGCGGGCGCAAATTGTTTTTTAAAATTAAACTGCGGCATGTTTATTTCTCCTCTTTCACTCTCCTGTTCTTGCCATTTACGCTTCACGGGCATTATGCCCATTCTTCGCATCCCTTTCGTTCTCCCGGGAATTCAATGCTTTCCGGAAACCATTTTTGTTTTTTAAAGCAGAATGACCATCTGTAACTTTCTGGATTGCCCCGCCTAAACCCGTAATGCCCGCATTCACGACAAATCCGCTCGCGCGGCGCTTGCAGGATATGATTCCCGATCTTACTGCTCTGTGCGTCATGATCCATTTATCTATTTATCTATCTCCACATCGTCGGCGTGGCTTGCCGACGCCATGATGCTCATCACTAAAGCGCCCACCAACGTCCCGATAATAATCCCGATAATAAATCCGATAATCATTTCTCAATCTCCTTCTGTTTACCCGTATCGCATGCGCCCCCTAAGTTAAGGTGCGCGCAGAGTCTGTTTGTTTTTGGTACGAGATCAAAGTTTACGCAGCCGGGGAATTCGGTTAATCGGGCAGAGCAAAAGCCGTGATCGTTGTAATTTTCAGAACAAGGGGTTGCAACCCCTTGTTCTGTGTTTGTTGCAACCCCTTGTTCTGTGTTTGTTGCAACCCCTTGTTCTTTATTTTCTAAGATCATACTTAAACTCCTCCGTTGGTTTCCGTGTGGCTCCGATCAGCGTGAGTTTCGCGTCCGGCCATTTCTCTATCGCCGGGCGGTCGAGCGATTCGACGACTCTAATAACATCGTCAAATCCGTTTCCCTTGCAGGCTTCCAGCGCATCGCGCGGGATGCTGACCTTTTCAGCTTCGTTGCGGATCAGCGATCCGTGCGCGAGATTGACGACGTCGGTACCGTCGAACAGAAGGCCTTTGTTTTTCTTCATGAGCGCGATTAATTCTTTCCCACGCGCGGTCAATTCTTCGCGCAGGGGATTAAGCCACGAGCCGTAACGCGCGGTCACTTCCGCCATCTCCGTATTGGCGCGGGCTTCCAGATCTGCAATGCCGTCCGTCACCTCGCGCAGGCAGGAGAGGAGTTCGTTGGCGTCTGCTTTCACATTTGCGGAACAAGGGGTTGCAACCCCTTGTTCTGTGTTTGTTGCAACCCCTTGTTCTGTGTTCGACGCGGAATGTTTTTTCATTTTGCCTCCATTTCCAGTTTGAGTTGTCCGAGGTATTCCGGCAGCGAAACTTTTTTCATCCGCGCGTTGCGCATGAGGATGCAGATGGCGCGGCGTTCTGTTTTGCGCAGGAAGTCGATGAATTCACTGCCCGCTGCCGCGATGTAATACCCGCCACCGCGTTGAGAAGATGTCGAACATATCGGAACTCCGTCTTCCCGCAGGGCCGTGATGAGGTACCTCAGGGTGCGGGTGTCGTTAATGCGATCATTCCAGCGCCGGTCGAAAACGGCCTCGTACAGCGCCGTCATTGAGATTGCATTGACTTCACCGACGTGTTCAAATAACGCCGACTTCAACCGGCTCCGGTTTTCCGCTGTGTCGATTTTGATTTTTTCGTTCATTAATAATTCTCCTATCGACATGACTCTGACCTCCTGATTCCCGCCTGATGTTTACCCCGCGCATGCGGGGCGGGAATGATTAGTGATTAAATAATATTCTCAATACTACCGGCGCAAAATAACATACCGCCGCCGCCAGTAATCCCCATGCAATGATATTGCCCCGTCGTTCCCAGCGCGCCATCGCCGCGTCAAACGGGTCCTGATTAATGATTGTTTTATTTTTTTTTAGCATGATTCCCTCCATTAACAATCCATGCCGGTGCTTTATATTCCTGTGCGTCGCAGGTATGATCAGAATATATACGGTACCGGCGCGACGGTTGCAGACCTATCACTGTACAACGGCACTGTTTGCCCAGATCAACACCACCAATCCCCTTAACGTCAATATTGCGGCAGAAGTTACGACACCATTGGCATGTATGCGCTTCATTGGTCTGCCCCTTCCGATAATGCAGTTCGTCTTTTTTCTTTAATCTCGGTAATCCTCCCATGTTTTTACCCCCACCTGGCCTCCCCCCTCATAACCTGAAGGTCACAAGAGGGGGAGGAACTTTCTATTCACCATTTACTATTTACTATTCACCGGGCTCAGATCGCCATCACCACGGCTTCGGTCACTTTCTTTTCGCCCATCTCAAACGCCATGTTCATGGCCCGCGCCGCGTAGTTGTTGACGACGAGCGGGTAAGCATGGCTGATCGCTTTGTTGCGCCGGTCTTTGGTGGTCAGCCGATCAGAGAGCGCCGCGAAGGCGCTGTCGTCAAAGATGTCCGCTATATTCATATTGATGCGCTTGAATTTTAGTTTTAAATATTCCTTCGTGTTGCCGTTAAGGCCCTTGATTTCACAAGTCTGTATGCGGCGGATCACTTCGCGCATTTCAATGTGCCGTGATTCGTCGAGCAGGTTGTTCAACTCGGTCTGGCCCAGCAGGATGATGCCGAGGAGCTTACGGTAGCCGTCTTCGATCTCCTGAAATCGCTTTAAATATTTCAGGGTGTTGACGGTGAGATCGTGGGCTTCCTCCAGAATCAAAACACTGCGGAAGCCCTGCTTGGCGCGTTCCTGCAAGAGTTTCTTAACCTGCCTTGATTTGGCCTCCAGCGTTCTCCGGGGCGATTCTTCGGAGAGATCCATAATAATCGCGTCGCAGATGGAAGAAAAATTCACGCGCGTCTTGTCGATGATCTCCGGGAAGATCACGATGGTGTCGCCGTCCTTTTTTAGTTGCTCCATGACTTTGCGGCGGATGACTGTTTTGCCGCTGCCGACTTCTCCGATGACGGCGAGAAATCCGCTGTGCCGTGCTGAATCAAGCATGGCCGCTTCGATGTAGCGGTGCTCCTCCGACATAAATATGTCTGAATCTTTTTGCACGTCATCATAAAAAGGGTTCCTGAAAATTTTAAAATGCTTCATTGCTTCCTGACTGATCATCTCGACCTCCTTGAGTTTGATAATTTCGTTGCCCGTATTAAATATGGGTTTTTTGCGTGTTTCCCAAATGCGCTGGCCGCGTCCGGCGGGTGATAGATTGCGTAAATCTTTGCCCAGCGGCCGCCAGATGTCGGCCATCGTTAATTGGCGCTCGGCCAGCCACTGCACGGCCTTCGGATTTTTTGATAATTCGTTTTCGATACTTGGTTTGAAATCCTGCCGCTCTTTCGGGATGTAGCCGCGATTGAGTGTCAGGTTAATCGATGCCCGGCTAAGATTGGTTGCATTGCCGAGTTTGATCTGGCTGATGCCGCAATCGATGATTAGCTCCTTGAGCATGAGCGGCTCAAATGCCATCTGGTATGCTGTTTGTTCGTTTACTTTTTGTCTCGCCATCACCATCTCCTTCTGCTCCCACGCCAAAAGCAATTTATGCCGCTCGAAGCGTAGGAAGAATTATCCCCGCGCGCCATCAGGCGCGCGGGGAGTATCTTTATTCTGTTGCTTTTTTGTTTTCCTGTTCTTTTGGCCCTTCGAAATTACAACAATCAATACTAATTAAACCGGCGCCCAGATGTCCTTTCCCTTCCCCTAATCCGTGAAGTGCATATACGGCGTAGCTTATGATTGTTCCGTCTACGCATTGCCCGATCTTTGTACAATTTCCGCATGGTGTTTTTACTGAATATGACATTTTATAATTCTCCTTTTTTATTTCCTGGATTCCCGCCGGATGTTTACCCCGCGCATGCGGGGCGGGAATGACATTTCACTTTTCACTCTTCACCGGGTCATCCGGCCGCTTCGACCGGGACTCCGGCGTGTGCCGGATGCCACGACCCTGCGCCTATCGCCCTGATCACCTCCTCTGCTTCGTTTATTTCTATTCCTGATTCATACTGAGCGCGCAGGCCGGCATTAAGTTGCGGTGTGATGACGCCGATTTCCGCGCGCAGTTTCTTTAAAAGTTCGGTAAAGGAAATCATCCGCGCGGCCGGCGGGCGCGAGACTTGGGCCGCATCGGATATGATCGGTTTGTTGGCCGGCTCTTCGGGATGATTGATTTCCAGCGGCGTTCCTTTGCGTTCGATGAATTCGAGGTTGCCGACTTTGTCCGCCTGGTGGCCGAAAACTTTCAGCGGCGATTCGAATCCCACAGGAGGCGCGACGCCCATGCGCTTGTCGCCGGTTCCCTTCCAGGTGATCCCCAGTTCTTCGGCTTTGTGTTCCATCTCGGTTTTGGCGTTTTGCGTGTCGGTATATTTCGCGGTCTTGTATTCGCCGTAAGGCGTTCCGTTGGTCAGCCGTCCGTAAATGTCTTCCGGGATCGGCTCGCACAGCCAGACATGGCCGTTAAAATGGACTTCAACATTAGGGTATTCATACGGATGCCGGACGACGCTGACCGTCTGCCAGGCGGCCTGCGGGTCGGGTATCTGATATTTATAATTATCCACGCTGATGATCCGGTCGCCCTTCGGGCATCTCGTGATTGACGGTTCACGGATCAACAGTCGGTAAAGGTCTTCTTCCGGGCACAGCCGCAGTTGCTCGGCGGTGATGTATGACCACAGCACGGAGCGGGGCGCGACATCACGCATTTTGATCGCGCCGTTGGCATAGATGCACCAGTCGAGCGCCCAGCGGTTGAGTTCATCAAGCTCGGCTGGCCGCTGGAATTTGAGCCGCGCTTCAAAGCGGTTGATGTATTTCATGAGCCCTTCAATCGCGCCCTTTGCGCGCGGGTTGCCGGGCATGTGGGTTTGCAGGTCTATTCGTAATGCCTCAAATAAGGCCTGGTTGGATTTTGCCGCGACGATGGAGCCGCGATCTGTCACCAGGATAAAGGGCACGCCGTGGAAGCGGAATTTGCCGATCTTCGGCGTGGACTGACCGTTCCACGTTTTTTTAATCAGATCGTCCTTCGGACGCATGGCCAGGAAGAGAAAATCAGAGCCGTCCATCGCGCGTTCGCCGGAGGCATAATAATAATGGAAAAAGAAAGCCCCGGAACAGTGATCTACCACGGCGTACCGGAGCAGTTCTTTTTTGATCGTTTTGGCTGTGGCGACAATTTTATTTTTGTACATCGTCATTTCGGTGTCGCGTTCGCCGAGGCCTTTTTTATCGAGGAAATATTGCAGGCAGTTGGTCACATCGAATTGCCAGACGTGGTTCGGGTGCGCGGATAGCAGGCGTTGATGCGGCGAGGGCTTGAGCATGTCCTGCGCGGAGATTTGTTCCTCGCGCAGGCGCGCGAGAAACCGGTGTGTGGAAACGCCGCCGGTCGCAATGCCGGAATCATCGAGGATCATCTTGGCGTCGCAGGCGGGCAGGGGGATTTCGTTTGATTTGCGTCTGGACGTCAGCATTAGCGTTGATGCGCCGAGAAGAATCTCACGCGATGCGCCGGACTGGCCTTTTGTTTTACGCTCCCTCCGAAAGCGGATTCCCCGCGCCGCTGCATACCGGTTGATGCTGGCCGGTGTGACGCCGTAATGCGCGGCGAGTTCCTTTGTCTTCTGCGCGGCTTCCTTTGGCGCGAGCCCGCGCAGGCTTGATTCTACGTGGTTTAAAATGGTTTCCGATACTGCCATGATTCGTTCCTTGTCCTACCGCGTTTTTATTTTTTGTCATTCCCGCGCAGGCGGGAATCCATTTTTTTCAAGACAATATTTCTATTGCCTGAGTTATCTTCTTTATTTTTTCTTGATATTGGCCCCGTTCGGCGATCAACATATCCAACGCTGTAATTTCGCTGATTTGTGCGGGGATTTGTTTAACGACAGAGGACGTTGACTGTTTTACTACTTTTAATGTCGTTTTCTTTGCGGAGGCCTTATAATTTGGATCAGTAAAACGCTCTTTGGCTCTGCGAAGAGCATCCAGATACTCAGGCGATCCGACTGGAAATTTTCTAGCGTAGACATAGCATCCGCCGCAAAATCCTCGGCCTGTAACAGGTTTTGTCCTTCCGCAATTTTTACAAACTTTTTCCGTAGACATTTCATCCTCCTTTACTTTTTTGTAAGGTTTAAACTCCGACATCCATCGTTCCCCGCAATGGCGGCAAGCGAACATACCGTCGTCTATGTAAATATTGATAGATCTACATTTGGGACATTGATTTGGCATTTCTTTCACCCTTCAACCGGCATTCGCCGGGCTTCGTTTTTTCACTTTTTACTTTTCTTGGCCTTCCGCTCTTCCATCTTCTCCACAACTTTCTTACCCAGGCCCTTTTATTTCAGCTATTCCGGTAAAGACTGTAAAAAAATATCAATTTCACCTTTGATTCTTTCAAAATTCTCACGACACTTAGACGTGGAAACAGTTGGATCAAAAAATAAATTCGTCAAGGATTCTAGTGCTGCCGTGTAATGTAATTCGTTAAGCCTTTTTTCGCTGTTCCTTTTCTTTAACATTCTCCCCTCCTGAATTCCCGCCTGCGCGGGAATGACATTTCACCATTCACGATTCACTTTTTACTTTTCTTAGCCGCTCGCTCTTCCATCTTTGCCACGACCTTCTTGCCCAGACCCTTGCCCGCCGTCATGGGCAGGTTGTCGATCATCACGTCGGTGGGCGGCAGTTCCATTTCTGAGATTTCCCAGGGAACATCTTCCGCTTCTTTGTATGCCTCACTCAGCGCCAGGCGTTCTTCCATCGTGACTTTGGACATGAATATATAAAGGTAGTAGAGTTGGCGCAGGACGACTTCCGGCGCCTTGTGCGGTTTAATTTTTTTCTTGATGTCGGAAATCGCGATCAGGAAATCCTTCTGCATCTGGATGAGCATATCCACGCCTTCCTGCTCTTCTTCGGTGAGTTCGGATTTTTCGACGGTGCGCTCGAGACGCTTTAATTCGCGCTCCATCTTATTGATGGTTTCTTCCTTTGATTTCAGGAGGCGCTCTTTTGTGCGGAGCGTGGTGTCGGCTTCGTCTTTTTCTTTTTTGTGGTTTTCTTCGAGGGTTTCGATCAGGGCCCGAATCTCTTCCGCGTGTTCCTGATCCACCGGTATGGTTTCGCCGTTATAGGAGATGGCATTTCCGACAATTTGGGCGGAATCCGCCAAAATAGCGTCACCTAAGTATTTGATTTTATTAATTGTGACTCCCGAAAAATTGGCGAAATCCGCCAAAAATTCAGTCTTAAACAGTCTTAATTCTGCTAGTTTTTCATCTATTCGTCGCTTATCAACTCCAATATAATTACAAAAGTGCTCCCAGGACATACCAAATCTATCTCTGTATTCTTTTTCTTCCTTTACTTGTTTTAACATCAAATACATAAAAAATTTTGACTGTGATTTTTGAAACTTCATGGCTTTTATTTTCCCAGCCGCTTCATAAATTTCTCCGATTGCGTTTTCTTTATCGCGCTGTATTTCTTCGGTTGTCTTTTCGATTTTCTTTTTCATCAGTTCTACTGATTCAGCGTGCTGTTGCGCTGCCTCGTGAAAATTCTTTACCTCTTTACTCATGCGCTTCTCCTCCCGTAATTTCTTTTAAGTCTCTTGTTGCTCTTTCAATGTCGCCTTCGATCATAGATTTTTTCCGCGCCCATATTGTTGCGATAAACATTCCAAGCACATAACCGTCACCAATCTTCTCGACCCATCGCAATTCGGACATCGTTCCCAATTGCCGGAAGACACTGTCATTGGTTAGGTTTGTGGACTTCGCGATTTCTGGAATACCGATGGGTTCTTTACACCCCGCGATAGTGTTCAGAATCGCGTCCGCCGCCATCAGCACTTCAATTTTTCTGCAACTCTTTGCCGCCATCTTTACCTCCTTGTTTTTTTGTCATTCCCGCCCCGCATGCGCGGGGTAAACATCCGGCGGGAATCCAGTTTTTTATTTCGATTCTATTTCTTTCAAAAATACTAACCGCTTGCGCTTCTCCATCTGCTTGCAGTTGATTTCTTCTTCAATGCGCTGGATCTCCGCCCGCAGAGCCTCCGGCCCCGGCAGCACATACACACCAACCAGCTTGCCCAATATCCTCAGGGGTTCGCTGTCGCCAACTACCTCACAAAAAGCTGACAAATAAATAGCCGGAAAGCGATGAGCCTCTTTCGACTCCGCAGTCCAGCTATCCAGCATGGCTTTGGTAATTTCCTGCCCGGTCAATTCGGACATCCGCGCCGCAACCTGCCAACGCGACAGCGGGCAATTTTTTAACGCCTGGCTGATGAGTTCACGGAATTGGCGATCAATATCAAAACTCCCGGCAGGACGTGAGATGTGGTTCTCTTTCTGAAGATTTTTTAGAATATCAAAAAGGGACGCCTGATTAATGTCTATTCTTTGTTTCAATTTAGCCATTGCAAACCTCGCTATTTTTTACTAAGCTGAAGCCATCTTAAGCGGCCTTCCTGGGAAATAGTTCTTCCTCTGGTTTGCCGAGTTTCTCTGCTAGTAGTTGTTTTATTTTTGCGATTTTTTTACCGTTACGGACATGGCCCTTTTTCTGCCCGCGTAGAACCTGCGATACGAGGCCGCAGGAAGCATTCGCCTCTCGCGCAATGTCCTGCAACTCGATCTCATCAGCCTTGAGGGCCAGTAATGATTTGATGTAGCGGTATCTTTTTTGATCGTCTTTGGTAAAATGTTTTACGTTCATGGGTATGTTTTTAAACTACAAAATGTAGTATTGTCAAGGAAAATTATTACATAATGCAGTCTTTTTTTGAAATTGTTGAGAAAATTAAGAAACTAAAGGGGCTTACACATGATTATGAAGTCGCTGAACTACTCAATATTAAACCAAAAACGATGGCTGCTTCAAAAACTAGGAAGAGTGTTCCTTTAAAAAAAATTACTGCATTTTGTAATAAAGAAAAAATTTCCATTGATGAATTATTGACAGGCAATGAAATTATCTATAAGGATACACACAATCAAATTAACGGCGCGCATATTATTAAAGAAGTGAGTGGAGATTATCCTGAAATAAAAATATCCGAAGCGCTAAGAATGTGTTCGGCTGTGCTGGAATCGAAAACGTCTTACGCTGTTGCGCTATACCACAATCTGGTACACTTCGACCGGGTAGTTAAAAATGAAAATCTTTATAATCAATGCCATGATGATTTAATCTCTGTTAATAAATCTCTCTCTGAAATGCGGACGCGAATGGATGAGGTGGAGGAGTCAAATAAAAAACTACGGAATGAAATGAAAAAACTCCGGGATATAAGTGGCGACTCCGCTCCCACCGATCTAAGCGTGGATCATGCCGCCCCTACTGGTACCGACGACAAGGAAACTTGATTACGCTTGATATATAATAAGGATGGTTAAAAATGGAAATAAAATGTCCTGATTGCAATAATTATTATAATGCTATCAACACTTCCTGCCCTTTTTGTAAAAAAAAAGGAAATAAAATATCACCCGAAGAATCTACGCCAGAAAAACCACAAAGTAATAATACTACGACGCAATGTAAATATTGTTGTATGATGATATCGAGGGACGCAAAAATATGCCCACATTGCCAGAAGAGATTAAAAACATCCACTCTTACCTGGATATTAACAATATTTTTTATAATTATTGGAATTGGAACCTGTCAAGAAATAATCTCTGATTCTAATATTACATCTAAATCAATAAGTGATATATGCACATTAAGAACTAACGTTGATATTGTTCCCATCTCTGTCAGTAAAGAAGCATTTAAAGAATGGACGGAAGCGCGCGCCGCTAAAGATGACCAGGGAATGAAAAATCTTGTTTTTTCAGGCAAGGTCTTCTTTGTCCCTTCGGGAACCAACGCTAAAATAATAGATAGAGACTATCTAATAAGGAAGGTAAGAATTTTAAATGGCGATAAAGAAGGGATTGCTGGATGGGTATCTGTAAATTATGTCAAATAAAAAACGGCCAAAATATTTTTTCTTTGATAATCAAAATAGATTTGATTAACCCCTAAATTTAATCAACTGTCAATCAAATGTAAATCATCGTGTAAGTCACTTAACGTGTCTTTCAACACTTAGCTACCACACCCCTGTACACCTACAGGTGATAATGTCATAAAGACGGCAGTTC